ACATATCTTCACGATACATATAATTTACAAAGTTTGGACGATATGATAAATGAGTAGCAATTTTTAAAAAACAATCCCCCAAATAATTAGGAATGATTGGATTGGGTAATCCTTTTTCCTTTGCCGAATTCACTTTAATTTTATAATTAATCAACGCATCGTGAAAATCTTTATTATTTACATAATGTGGATTTTTCTTTACTTTATTCATTTTTGAATTTAACATAAATTGATTACTTTTCCTTATTATAACACACGATAGCAATAGTTGACAACTATAAAGAATGTGTCTATAATCACTCTGTTAGGGTTGAAGATAAGTTATATCTTTAAATAGATTTATAGAGTTTTTCTAAGGTTATTCTGGCATCAGCAATCGAGGACAAATAACCCATTTTAGAAGTGAGTTCACTTTTATTAGATTTTTTACTTCTCTCTCTAACAAACTTTTGATGTATTTTGATTAAATCTTCATCCGTTATTTCAGTCATTGTTATGATTTTTTCCATATCCATTACAAACATACTATCATCAGCAAACTTTATCCAAGGACTTACTTTGATAGTTGTTATTCCAAGTTGACGAATTGTTACGGTTTCCATAGTAATTGGATTATCTAAAATTAAAACAATCCTATCGTCTTCGTCACAAGGACAAACTTTGGAAAGTATTTCCTCACCTGATATTAATTTAATGATAGCATAAAAATCTTCTTCCATTTATTTTTTAAAGTCTAGTTGTATAATTTCATAATTAAACTTTTCTTCATTATAAATTTTAATTCTTTCGATTAAATGATTTAAAGTATAATTCTTTTTTGATTTGTAAGTAATGTCGTCTGCAATATCGTAAAGAACTGCTTTATTTTTGTTTTCTCCTTTTCGGAGAACTCTACCGATAGATTGTAAATTTCTTACTCTTGATTTACTTGGACTAGCAAAGATAATATTATGGAGATTTTTAATATTAATACCAGTACTAAATGTTCCATAAGAAGCAACGATAATTGAATCGTTTTCTTTTTCGGTAATTTCTCTTACCTTTTCTCTTTCCTCAGCATCCACACCACCGTAGACAAAAAATATTTTTCTATCTTTTGCTGCTGAACTATTTATCATCTCATATAAAGGTTGCCCGTGAGTTTCAACACGACTATAAAGAATTAAAGTATTACCCTTCAAATCCAAAGATAAGTTTTTAATAAAATTATTTCTCTTGTCGTGGGTAATCAAATACTGAATTTCTTCTTCGTATTCATCAAACTGATGTTCGTTATGTTTTAATAAAAGAACTTTGATTTGTAGTTTTGATAGATAACCTTTTTCAATAAGTTCCTGTGTCTGCGTAACCTTGTATGAGGGACCGAATAAACCCTCCAGAACCCACTTGTGAGTTTGTGAACCATCCAAAGTACCAGTGAACCCAAAACGATACTTTGTATTGTCCATCTTTGTCATAATACCAACCAAAGATTTAGACTTAAATTGGTGTGCTTCATCCCCAATCACCACATCAAAATTCTCAAAGAAAGATCTAGGAAGATTATAAATTGATTGCCAAGTCGTAATGACTACATTTTTATTTGTAGACTTTTCTTTTCCAGAGTAAATCTTATGGCAATATTCTTCAGCATTCCACCCATAATCCTCAAAGTCTTTATACATTTGTTCTACTAATGAAGTAGTAGGAACAATCAATAAAATATTATGTTCTTTTTCTACAAAGTATCTAACGATTGAGTAAATCATCAAAGACTTACCAGAAGCAGTTGGAGAAATTAAAAGCTTGCGATTATACCTGAGAGCATCATACACAGCATCTACTTGATAGTCTCTTGGTTCGTGCCTTGATATACTCTTCATATAATCAGAGACACCTTCCACCGAAATCATTTCATTCTCCTCAAATGGAGAACCATAAAACTTATTATCCTTAAACTCTACTGTATATTCACAGTTTTTTGCCCAAGCAACTAGTTTATCCAGAAGACCAACATATAGTTCACCAGTATGATTACTATAAAGTCTTATTTTTCCATCCCAATATTTGCTCCTATACTGGGGCATAAATTTTGCTCCAGGAACATCAAAGGTAAAATGCTCAGATAATTCTTGATGAATATGTGGTTCTGTTTCAACTTTTAGATAAATCTCGTTCTTTTTTTGTATAATAATATTAGCCATATCCTGCTGTAAATCTCATGTATTCAATTGCATTCTTTATTTGATAAGTTCTATTTAAGATTGTCTTTAATATACTTTCCAAATAACTAAGCATCGTTTGGTAATAGTCTATTTTGGATACTATCTTAATTAAGTCTTTATCAGCATCCATATACTTATCTATATCTGGTTTCAAAACCTTATGGTCAAATGGTTTTTCTTTATATACCTCTGGTTCTGCCTTACCAGAGTAATACATCCATTTTTCTTTTTTTAAAATCTTATATTTGTTTTCTTCTAGTTTTCGAAGAAGAAGAATATTGTTATAAAGTTTATAATATTTTGCATGAAGAGCAGGTATTTTAATAGACTCATCGTGTAGATTATCTTGGTCTATAATTGAATCTTGCTCCCATAATAATTGTATTTCATCAAGGTTCATAGTTTCAATAAGTTGCTATATCATATAAAGTATACTTGAAGTTTACCTGTGCCGTTACATATTGAACGTCAGTATTGGTAGCATCAAAATTAATCGTAGAAAGTGATGTTGGAAATAAACCTTTAAAACTAACTGTTGCTACTGGATTATAATTGCTATTGTAAATAATCAAACTTCCATCAGATTGACCCGAAGATGCGTTTTGAACTCCTGGATTGTATGGGTCTTGATTTAGAAACTCTTGGTATTCCCCAACATTCTCTGGATATCCAAGACCTCGTATCCAGTTATGAACTTGAAGGTAATTTTCTAAATTTTCATCAACAAAAAATTTTAAATTAAAATCATCATAACTAATCTTATCACCAGGAATTGGAATGTCCTTTAAGTAAGTAGGTTGAATTGCTACACCAAGATTAATTCCAGGTATTTCTGCGGAATTAGAAAAGAAATCAATTTTTGGATACTTTGACAATACAAACTTAAATCCTAATGGAGATAGGTAGTTTTTATTTCCAATCTGATTTGATAACGAGGGTGAAGCCATTTTTATTTTTATTTATAGGCATAAAAAAAGGGTCCTTTCGGACCCCAAGAAAAATGTGAAAGAAACTCACATAAGGTTGGAAACCTGTACTCTTCTGTAGTAACGGTTTGAGTTAGTCTGAATACGACCAAGCCTATCAGAAGCACCAGAATCAAGTTTACCTTCAGCAAATGGGTTAGCAACAAGACCATAACGAGTCTTGAATCCGATTTTTGGTTGGAAGGTGTTCTCACCAACGGCACGAACCATTTGGAGAGGAACATAAGGACAATAGAAGAGACCTGCATCATAAGGGGAAGAACCCTTATAACCGACAACATAGTACTGACCACCAGTTGCACCAGTTGCTGGGTTACCAGCACCACCCGAATATGGGTCGATATAAACTTTATACTTACCGTTAAGAATACCAGCAAAAGTATTGCCAGTGTCGTCTACGTTAAGGTTTGCATTGAGTGCAGGGGTGTAGTCAAGGAGACCTGCCATCGAGAGAGCAGAAGCAACGTCAGAAGAGCACATAATGATGTTGCCCTTTCCACGACGAGTTCTTTGTGCGATTGCGTTAGCATCACGCTCGATTTGGAAAATAAGACCCTTGAACTTCTCAACTGACCAACGACCGTTAGAATCAACGTCAAGGTCAAAAGTACCAGCAGTAGCAGTGTTGAACTGAGCACCAGCTTCAGCAGTCTTGTAGATGGTACGAATAACTTCACGGTTGATTTCAGCAAGAATCTCTGTTGAGAGAATGTTTGCTAATTCCGCTTCAGCATTCAGACCGTGGATTGCCTTGAGGTCTTGTGCGAGTTCAAGTGAGTACTCAGCCTTGAGTGCTCTTGACTTTGCAGTAC